GCCTGAGGTTGCTCCCGATCTCAGGCAGCTATAAATGGGAGTTAAGAGAGGACGACATGCCAACCATTATTACTGCCAGTCAGTTAAGAAGTGTGCTTGGTGTGTCGTCTGCTCTTTATGATGATACTTACCTAAACACAATAATTGATACTGCAGAAAACACCATTCTGCCAATGTTAGTAGCTTTCAAAAGCCCAATTCAAAAAGTGTCGCTGACTAATAATGTCGCAACTTTTACTACACTTGGCATTCATGAATTTACCGAAGGACAATCAGTCGTCATCACAGGATGCGGAAGTCCTTACAACGGAACAAGAACTGTACTTGATACAAATCTTGGACAATATACCTTTGAAGCTGCGATCACAAATGCCGATGTTGATGAAGCAAATGTCATACCTAGTGGATCAGCAACAACTGGCTCAGCAACTTATGTTGGAAACAAAAGTGTTGAATCAGCTGTCTATGTTGTATCAGTCGAAGTCTTTCAATCAAGAGTCGCAGCAGGAGGACAAATAGAGGGCGTTGATTTCACTGCCACGCCATTTAGAATGGGCAGATCATTATTTAATCGCTGCGTTGGATTACTTGGACCATATCTTGATGTTGAAAGCATGGCTCAATAGTGGCAAACCAAACAATACTCGAACAAATTCGCACACCTTTAGCAACTGCTTTAAGTAGTGTCGCTGGAAATGTTTATTCATTTGTGCCTGAAACAGTTATTCCACCAGCTGTAGTGGTTGTTCCAGATAGCCCATATTTAGAATTTGAAACAATTAACAAATCAAACATTAGATCAAAAGTCAATATGACAATAACACTCGCAGTTGCATATAATAGCAATCCTGCATCACTCGATAATATCGAGCAACTAATCATAAGCGTTCTGGCAGTTATTCCAGCGGGATATATTGTCAGCTCGGTCGAAAGACCAACAGTCACCACAGTTGGAGCATCAACTCTGCTTATTGCAGATGTTCGAGTATCTACCTACTACACACGCACAATATAAGGAGAAATCATGGCAACCGTTGTAATTACTGGTCGCGATATTTCGTTGTCTTTTTCAGGTGGAACAGACATCGAAGCACAAGCAACTAGCGCAGTTCTAACTAAGGTCAATGAGCGTCAGGCTTATCAAACACTTGATGGCGTTGCTTACAAGACCACAGACATTTCAGGCACATTCGCATTATCAATGTTGGCTGACTGGGGCAAGGCAAACTCAGTTTGTGAAGCTCTATGGACAGCAGCAGAAACCGCTCCAGATACAGATATTTCAATCACTCTTACAGCTGCAACTGGCGCACAATTTGTGTTCCCAGTAAAGCCAGAGTTCCCAACAGCCGGTGGATCAGGAATTGATGCACAAACTGTTGATTTTGAATTTACTGTTTCAGGTGGAGAAGTCACAGAAACATTTAGTTAAGAAATAAAACGGGAGCAAAAAAATGAAATTACCAATTACAATTGAATATAACTCAGGCGAGCAAGCAACCTATATTGCCCAACCGCCTGAGTGGGCTAAATGGGAAAAGCAAACTGGTCATACCATAAGCCAAGCAAAAGAAAAACTTGGCATGTGGGATTTGATGTTTTTAGCATATAACGCACATAAGCGAGAAGCAGCAGGAAAGCCAGTAAAAGGATTTGAAGTATGGATGGAAACTGTCGCTGATGTCATAGTCGGTGATGCAGACCCAAAAGCCATCCAGCAGGAAGCCTAAACAGATTATTGGTTGAGTTGGCAATAGCCACACAAATTCCAATGAGTGAATGGGTTGATTCAGACGACATTTTGACAGCGATCGAAGTATTGGAGCAGAGGTATGGCAAGTGAAACAATCGCCTATAACAAAAAAGACCTACGCGACATTTACAAGGCTTTCAAACTTATGGATGAACAAGCTACTGATGAAGCACGCCGTCAATCTGCTGCTCTGGCGTATTTTGCATCTGAGGAAATTAAACAGGCAGCTAGAACTAGAACAAAGGCTGGCAAAGTTGCGCAGAGAGTCGCGGATGGCGTTAGCATCTCTAAATCAAGCAAGATCGGTGAATTCAGTTATGGATTCGCACGCCAAAAATTTTCAGGTGGTGCTACTACACAAACCCTATGGGGTGGCATTGAGTTTGGTTCAAATAAATTCAAACAGTTCCCTGCATATTCTGGAAGGTCGGGTCGTGGATCTCGCGGATGGTTCATTTATCCAACCCTTCGCAGAATTCAGCCTGAATTGATTAACAAGTGGGAACAAAGTTTTGATCGCATCATTAAGGAATGGGTCTAATGGCTACCGGTAATCGCACATTAAAATTATCAATCCTTGCTGATGTTGATGATCTAAAAAAGAAATTAGGCGATGCTGATAAAGCGGTTGAAAGTAATTCCAGCAAGATTTCAGAGTTTGGAAAGAAGGCTGCTGCTGCATTTGCCGTAGCTGCTGCTGCTGCCGTTGCTTATGGCACTAAATTAGCCATTGACGGGGTCAAGGCTGCAATAGAGGATGAGCAGGCACAGTTAAGGTTAGCCAATGCCTTAAGACAGGCCACAGGGGCTACTGATGCCCAAATAAAGGCAACTGAGGACATGATCCTAAAGACCTCTTTAGCCACAGGTGTTGCTGATGACAAGTTGCGTCCAGCGATGCAAAGGTTGGCTGTAAGTACTAAATCAACTGAGGAAGCCCAAAAATTATTAACTCTTGCTTTAGATATTAGTGCAGCATCAGGTAAAGATTTAGAAACTGTTGCAAATGCTTTAGGTCGTGCTCAAGATGGAAATGTCACTTCACTTGGCAGATTAGGACTTGGATTATCAAAGACAGAATTAGCCACATTAAGTTTTACAGAGGTACAGGCAAAACTTGCTGAATTATATGGTGGCGCAGCAGCTACAAATGCTGAAACATTTCAAGGCAAAATTGATCGCTTAAAAGTTGGATTTGATGAAGCAAAAGAAAGTTTAGGAGCTGCTTTATTGCCAGCAGTTGAGCAATTTATTACATTCTTAAACGATACAGGTATCCCAACATTAAACGCATTTATTGCAGGGCTAACTGGTGATAAAGGATTAAGCGCAGGACTTGCTGAAACTCAAAGAGGTGCTGAAGGATTTGGAAAAGCAATTGGATCTGTAATTGGCATAGTTCAGGGATTTATTACATTTTTAAGAGAAGCAATTGGCTTAGTTATCTCACTTGCAAATGAACTTATTAGAGCTGTTAATATATTACCAGGAGTAAATATCGGGTCAATTCCAAACCCTGCTCCATCAGCTGGTAGATCATCAGTTCCAACAGTTCCAACTCCAAAAGGTGGATCAAACTTTACTTATGGATCAGGCAACCCACTTTATTTAACTGTTAATGCTATCGATGGCGAGGGTGCTGCTAGAGCTGTTGCACAAACCTTAAACAGTCAGGCAGCTAGAAGTACGACTGCTCTCAGGGATAGATAATGACTGTTTTTACACCAGACTGGAAATTAACTGTCGGTGGGGTTGATTATACTGACATAACTATTGCCGATGTTCAGCATCAGGCAGGTCGCACAGACATTTACCAACAGCCACTTCCATCTTATATTCAAATAACTTTATTAGCATTAAGCGGTCAAACTTTACCTTTTGACATAAATGACAGTTTAGATTTACAGGTCAAAGATACTTCAGGAACTTATGTTAGTTTATTTGGTGGAGATATTACCGATGTAACTGTTGCAGTTGGTGCTACTGGATCTAAAGCCACAGTTGTTGAATACACACTTATTGCGATGGGTTCACTTGCTAAATTAACTAAAGAAATTTGGGATGACAACATTTCTCAAGATGAGGATGGCAACCAAATTTATGACATTCTTTCAAGCGTATTGCTTGGAACTTGGAATGATGTGCCAGCAGCTTCTCAATGGGCAACTTACAATGCAACTGAAACTTGGGCTAATGCAGTTAATCTAGGATTAGGCGAAATAGATCAACCCGGCCTTTATACAATGACTGCACAATCAACCACAGTAGATACCATTTACAATGTTATTTCAGATATTGCCAATTCAGCTTTTGGATATATTTATGAAGATAATGCTGGCAACATAGGTTATGCCGATGCTGACCACAGACAAAACTATCTTTTAACGAATGGTTATGTTGAACTAGATGCAGGTCATGCTTTAGGTGCTGGCCTTTCAACAATTATGCGTTCAGCAGATGTTAGAAATGACATATACATAAATTATGGCAATAACTACAATTCACAGGTGACAGCTACAGATGCTGCTTCAATTGCTTTATATGGCTACAAAGCCGAAACTATCAATTCTAGGGTTCAAGGTGCAGTTGATGCTCAGGCTATCGCTGACCGATATATTGATCAAAGGGCTTACCCACAGCCAGCATTTCAATCGATAACATTCCCAATAACTAACCCTGAAATTGATAATGCTGATCGTGATGATTTATTGGGCGTATTTATGGGGATGCCTGTTGATATTAGAAATTTACCAAGCCAAATATCAGGTGGCACATTTCAGGGATATGTTGAGGGCTGGTCATGGAGCACGCGATTTAATGAGCTGTTTTTAACTATCAACGTTTCACCAACCGCATTTAGTCAAGTAGCAATGCGTTGGAATACCACACCAATAACTGAGGCTTGGAACACAATAGACCCAACATTGACTTGGGAGTACGCTACAATAGTAGCCTGATAGGAAAAGGATAAAATGCCAACTACTACCAATTATGGCTGGACAACACCAGCAGACACCGATCTTGTTAAAGATGGTGCAAGCGCAATTCGCACGCTTGGAACTGCAATTGATACAACAACTAAAAATCTTAATCCTGAAACTACTCTTGGTGATATTGCTTATCGATCCTCAACATCAAATACAAACACAAGATTAGCACTTGGAACTGCCGGTCAAGTATTAACTGTAAATTCTGGTGCAACTGCTCCCGAGTGGGCTACGCCTTCAAGCGGTGGTATGACTTTAATTAGCACAACAACTTTATCAGGTGCTTCAACAACAATAAGTTCAATTCCTTCAGGTTACCGAAATTTACAATTAGTTATTCAAAATTATACACCAGTAACAGATACTGCATTTTTATTTTTAAGAATAAATGGAAATTCTGGAACTGTTTATAGATCTTTACCAGGAGATACTGAATCTTCATCTTCACAAGCCCCAAATGCTACTTACATCATTGTTGGTGGAGGAGAAGTTGATAATACTGTTGCAACTAATCTTGCTATTTTTGATTTATATGATTATTCAAATTCGACAACTTGGAAAGTTGGCCGCGTTATTTCAGCAGCAGTTGATGGCGTAACTAATGCAAATGCAAGTGTTAGCCATTCAGGTTACATTTTTTACAACACAACAGCTGTTACTTCTTTAGTTTTGCAATTTAATGCTGGAAACTTTAATGCTGGCACAGCCTTACTTTATGGAGTTAAATAATGACTAAATCTAAACCTCAAGTAAAAATTGTTAATGCGACAACTGGCGAGGAAATTGTCAGAGATGCAACCGCCGATGAAATTGCTCAAATGCAATTAGATGCAGCAAATGCAATTGCAGCAAAAGCCGAAGCAGAAGCAAAAGCCGCTGAAAGACAAGCATTACTTAACAGACTTGGCATTACTGCTGACGAAGCAAAATTGTTACTTGGCTAATGAAGCCCTGGTTATCTAAAGCTGCTGAAACCTTTAGGGAACAAGTAAATGAATGCTTCCCTGATCGCAAGCGCACAAGTGATGGATGGATTGGTGATGCTCGCCATTCAGCCAGAGTCAGTCAGCATAACCCGAACGAACGCGGTGAGGTATGTGCCATCGACATTGACGCTCGCCTATCTGACCAAGAAGGAATTAGTTTCGATCTGGCAGATCAGATTCGACAGGCAGCAAAAAAAGATAAGCGTTTTCTGTATGTAATTCATGCTGGTAAAATTGCATCAGCAAAGTCGCTATGGAAATTTAGAAAATATAGGGGCATAAATCCCCATCATAAACATATTCATATTTCTTTTAAGCCAAATCAAACTGGCGAGAAGTTCGACATCCCACTACTGAAAGGTAACTAATGAAAATCACTAATAAACAAAAGGCAGTTCTAAAGTCTTACTTTCGTGGAGTGTTAGTTTCATTCTTAACATTCTTGGCAAGTAATGAACTTGGATTAGATCCTGCTGTTTCAGTAATTATTGCAGCTTTAGCAGGACCAGCAGCAAAAGCACTTGATAAGTCAGAGGGAGAATATGGCATCGGATCGAATGACGCATGACACCAAACGAATGGGTTGCCTTTGGCGTTGGCGTCTGCGCAATTGCAACAAGTTTATTAGTGGCTCTGCGTTGGGTTATTAAGTCGTACCTTTCAGAATTAAAGCCCAACTCAGGGTCATCTATGAAAGATCAATTAAGTCGACTTGAAAAGCGTGTCGATGACTTATTTATTTTAATTAGCAAGTCATAATTTAATCATGGCGAACACACGAAAACGCACACCACGCAAAAAGGTTAATCGGAGAGTAGTTCGCCACACTCCTGAGCCATTAAGTAAAATTGATCAACATTATATGGCTTTGCATGAATGCTACAAAGCAGCTAGAAAAGCAGGATTTACGCCTGAACATGCTTTTTGGCTTATGACTGAACATAAAACATTTCCTGATTGGATTGTAGGCGATGGCGGAATAATTCCTTCCATAGATCCAACTGACGATGAGGATGATGATTAAGCGATACTTAGTAATAAGTGATTTGCAAATTCCATACCACCATGAAACAGCTGTTAAGAATGTTATTAAGCTGGCTAGAAAAGAAAAGTTTGATTCAGTATTATGTGTGGGTGATGAGATTGATTTTCAAACCATTTCTCGATGGGCTGAGAAAACACCTTTGGCTTATCAACAAACCCTTGATGATGATAGGACAGCGACTCAAGAAATCCTTTGGGCTTTAACTGAGAATGCTAAAGAAGCCCACATTGTTCGATCAAATCATACCGATAGGCTTTACAACACTTTATTAAAAGTACCTGGCTTAATTAGCCTACCTGAGTTGCAATACTCCAAGTTCATGGATTTTGATTCTTTAGGCATAACCTTCCATAAATCTTTTTATGAATTTGAGAAGGGCTGGATCTTGGCTCATGGCGATGAAGGGAACTCAAATCCTAATGCCGGCATAACTGCCCTAAATCTGGCCAGAAAGGCCGGTAAGAGCGTAGTTTGTGGCCACACCCATAAGTTAGGTATGTCAGCCTTTTCTGAGGGCTTAGGCGGCCATTACAGGCCTTTATATGGCATTGAGGTAGGCAACCTTATGAACAAAGCAAAAGCCTCATACACGAAGGGCCTCGCTAACTGGCAGATGGGCATTGCTATCCTTGAATGGAATGGCAAAAACATGACCCCTACACTTATCCCTATTAACAAAGATGGATCATTTACAGCTCTTGGAAAGTCTTATGGGGCGTGAAACAGATTATCAGCCCCGCACGATTGATGACCATATCGACGATTTTGAGGATATTAGCGTTATGTAATCGTTATAAACGACACGCCAAAAGAATGTTGCGCTGTCAGTAAAAAGGTTCATACTAATCCCAACGCAAACAAATGTTTTGCGGAACGGGAGCAACAAATGGAAAATGCAATCTATTGGATGATTGTGGCAGGTTTTGTCGGAATGGTCATTTATTTCATTGATGAATGGCGTATGGAAAAACATTACGAAAATGGCTTTTGGGCTGGTAGATCAGCTGGATGGAAAGCCAGTAATGAGCATCAAGAAAGACTTCGTAAGTTAAAGTCAAGAGCGGTTTTTGATT